ATGTTATTTGATAAATTCGCCGAGAAAACAAAGAAAAACTGGACCTCATATTTTACAATGGTTTCGACAGCTCAGAAAGAAGGAAGAACCGATTCAAACGGAAAGAAAATCTTATACCCAAACATACTACTACTTACACAGTGCAAAAACCATTATATAGCAGAGCTTATTGGCGCCAACGAAAAATTCCAACCCCTCACAATAAAGATACACAAAGAGGCATCCATATTACGTTACCTTGGGCAGTTTGACGACACCACTTCAAATCCAATATTTTACATGAATGCTGCCTGCAACATAATTAGTCAAATGTGCCTAAGCCACCCAATAACATTCGAGGCGACGGAAAAACGCTTCCCCCACTTAGCACTCCACGGCACAAAAATGATAGGTACCAACGCCCATGGCAGTACTTTGGCATTCGGAAAAGACTTTACATCTTGTTCAATAGACAACTGCACGCTACTGAACCACAAAGAAAACACTTATCGATGCAAAAGCATTCTATCCGCCCTAATAGTTAAAAAATCAATAACAAACGCAGAGCTTGAAGAGTTATTCAACTCTGTAACAAAAGATAAGTTCATCAGTGGAGTCCATACCGTTAGCGACACCGAGCAACGACTCATGATCGCGAGTCAACTCCAAAACCTTTATCTATCCCCCGGACTTCGAGAAACAACGATAGGGGAATTTCTAAAACTTCATCCTGAAATAATTAAACATGCATTTAATTCAGATTATTTTGAGTACGAACCATCTCTTGAATGGCTCGAACATGACGGAACATGCACGGACACCGAAATAAACCCAGATCTATTAATTAAACGAGAAGACGGATATTTCGACATCTGCGACCTTAAAACGGCCAAACTAGACAAGAAGAAAATCACAAAAGCATCACGTAGCCGTAGGCGCTTTATCGACTATGTCGCGGAAGGCATGGCCCAGCTTGCGAATTACAGAGAGTACTTTAAATACCCCAAGAACGCCGGCCTGGCAAAAAAAAAGTATGGTATAGAAGTAAATAACCCACGACTAATTCTTGTCGTTGGAAGCTGGGACAATCTTGACGCTGATGAAGTCAATCAAGCCTGCAGGCAATATACAGGCATAGATGTAATCGATTATGACACCCTGTCCCAACTCTATATTTATTCAAAGTAGCCTCAGAACAACCCTCCCAGCGCGGCCGGTTCCCAGTTCATGATCACCAGCTCACCACTAACCTCGGCCTTCCCATGTCGTTGGTTGGCTGTGGTGTATCGGATGTCCAAGGTCTCGAAGTGAAAGCTATCAAATACCTTCCGGATATCCGGATGATCGTTGATGCTAACCATCACCTTCCCTTTGCAACGCCGCATGAAATCAGCCATGCGCTCGTAATTCTCAAATGGAAAATCCACGCCATAGCCTGCCGTCTGCCAGTAAGGCGGATCCATGTAGTGAAAGGTGTGTGCACGGTCGTAACGCTCAGCGCAGTCCAACCAAGGAAGGTTCTCAACGTAGGTGCCGGACAACCGCTGCCAAGCTGCAGAGAGGTTCTCCTCGATCCGCAGCAGGTTGATGGCCGGACCCGTGGTCGCAGTACCGAACGTTTGTCCGGTCACCTTGCCGGCGAAGGCATGATGCTGCAGATAGAAGAATCGCGCGGCGCGCTGGATGTCGGTGAGGGTTTCAGGGCGGGTCATCTTCTGCCACTCGAACACCTGGCGGGAGCTGAGCGCCCATTTGAACTGGCGCACAAATTCTTCCAGGTGGTTCTGCACCACGCGGTACAGCGTCACCAGGTCACCATTGATGTCGTTGAGGACTTCAACCGGCGCGGCCTGGGGACGCATGAAGTAGAGCGCGGCGCCGCCGGCAAAGACTTCGACGTAGCATTCGTGGGGTGGGAAGAGCGGGATAAGGCGGTCGGCCAGGCGGCGTTTGCCGCCCATCCAAGGGATGATGGGTGTGGACATATAAAGCAAGACCTTTGCTGTATGGATAAACAGTGCTAGGCTCGCTCCGCTTTGTGCACGAAGCAGGAGCCTTGGCTGGACTTGCAGGGACGTTCTGCGGGGAAGGTGGCCGGGTTGGATGTTGAAGCATCTTGCCCGGCCGCTCCTTTTACTTCGGTGTAGAAACTTCTTTTACGTAGGCCTGACAGGCCCGCAGGGCGATCAATCCTTGGTCGCCGGCATCGGTGATTCCGATAATTCTTTGAGCATGCGCTGGGTCAAGTTGGGCACGACGGGCAGCATGAACCACGCCGACGGCGCCGGGGGTGGAAGGCACGTTGCAGCCACCGGCTGTATCCGTGGGGTCGAGAAGGACTGACAGCCGGACATCAGCAGTAGCAAGCTGGTCACGCAGGCGAGCCTGATTGCGCTGGGCATCGGATAATTCCTTGGTGTGTTGTTGGTCCTGGGCGGCGAGCTGCTGCTCCAGGGCCAGGCGCTTATCGGTCTCGTCGCGGGCTTGGTCGGCGGCGGCATTGGTGATCGCGGCAAGGTCGTCCTTGTGCAGGCCGGACTGCTCGGCGAGCTTCTTGCCCATGCGCCAGTCCTGAACCTGCCAGGTAACACCGGATGCCGTCGCCATCAGCACCAGGATCAGCAACACCAGGCCCGCCAGCTTCTGTGCCGGACTCATGCCAGCACCTTTTTCGCCCGCTCCCACAGCTGCAGGCGATCTTCCAGGCCGTTGATTCCGCCGTTGATGCGGCGGGTGATCTTCACGAAGTCGCCCTGATCCGCCAGGGTGTTCAGCCCACGGGTAGACCAGAACCAGGCCGCCGACATCGCGGCATACTGAGGCTGCTCCAGCTGCTCAGGCTGATTGATCAGGTCCAGGCCCAGCGCTTCACCGCACGCCGCGTGGTTCGCCCGGCCGGTGATCTGGATCAGGCCCCGTCCACGGTATTTGGAGCCGTCACCCGGCACAGTGTTGCCCAGGTCGGCACGCCCCTCGTAACCGGCTTGCTGCGCTGTCGGTCCCCAGATCTCGCGCACGTGTCGCAGCTGGCCAGACTCGTGGCCGACCTGAGCGATGAAGGCAGCAACCCTTGGGGTTCCGACAATCCCGTGCCGGCTCATAGCGGCGTTTAACGCAGGCAAAAAAATACCGGCTCTATGGCCGGCATTCGGGAGAATTTGCAGCAGCTGCTGCTGGGTGATTGGCATGGTTACCTCCGGGTAATAAAAACCAGATCAAAGATGAGTGGATTTCTTACATGTTGCAGCGATTTGACCGATGGACAGCTCTTGCGGATACTCCCGGCCTCATTTATCCACCTGCTAACATTGGCTCAGACAATCATGGATGACAAAACAGGCTTTCTCAGACGCAGTTTCCTTAAGACCCTTGGCAGTTTGACTGTTGGTCTTACAGCCATCCCGTCCTTTGCATCCTCTCTTCCTGGCGTTGGCTCTAAAGATGGTGATCCTTACCGACAAGCAAGAGCAAAATACATGGGCGACTTCGCCGCCCCAAAGCTCGACAAGGTTAAGGTAGCCATCATTGGCGTTGGCGCTCGCGGTCCAACTCACGCCTATCATGCGGCAGCCGCTCAAGGAACAGAGTTTGTCGGCATCTGCGACCTATATGAAGACTTATGCGTTGACGCAAAAAGAACTGTGCTTCACATGGACTCGCAGCGACACAAGGATGTAAAGATTTACTTCGGCGACCAATACGCATATCGAAAAATGCTTGCTGAAACGAAACCTGACGCTGTTTGGATAGCAACTCCGTGGGAATGGCATGCGCAGATGGCTATTGACGCAATGAACGCTGGAGCACACGCATTTGTCGAAGTGCCCCTGTCGACCACTGTCGAAGACATCTGGCGAATAATAGATACCTCTGAAACAACCGGTAAGCATTGCATGATGCTAGAGAACGTCAACTACGGCCGCGATGAGCTGATGTTTCTTAACATGTGTCGCCAGAATGTTTTCGGTGAACTCCTCCACGGTGAAGCGGCTTACATTCACGAGCTTCGCGACCAGATGACACAGGTCGAAGAAGGTCGCTTCAGCGGGTTCTGGCGTGTGCACCGCCGAGCCGAAATGAAAGGAAATCTCTACCCTACTCACGGATTAGGACCAGTCGCCCAATACATGAGCCTTGCACGGGGCGAGGATAACTTTCGCCGTATTGTGTCCTTTTCAACCCCTGCGAGAGGCGGTCAGCTCTACGCTAAGGCGAAATTCAAACCAGATTCGCCGGTTAATAAAATCGACTTTAGCGGAGGGGGCGACACCAGCACCTCGATCATTAAGACAGCGCTCGGTCGTACGATCATGGTCCAGTGGGACGAAACCACACCACGTCCTTACAGCCGACTCAACCTCATCCAAGGTACGCGCGGAACAGGGGCGGGATTTCCAAATCGAATCGCGCTGGACTATTGCTGGAACAATGCGACACCGGAACTCAGAACGCTCCTCAAACTGCCTGAGGATAAGCCTGACCAAAGTTCCGACTATCACGAATGGATTGAGGGAGAAGGATTCAAAGCCAAGGATCACCGCTCATGGTTTGAGGGAGGCGGCTTCAACGCATTTTACGAGTATTTCGATCATCCCCTCTACACGCGCATGGAAGGTATAGCTGCTAAATATGGCGGCCACGGAGGCATGGACGCGATCATGAACTTCCGCATCATCGAATGCCTTCGCCAAGGACTGCCGCTAGATCAGAACATTTACGAAGGAGCCTATTGGTCTTCAGTTGGTGCACTGTCCCGCAAGTCGGTGGAGGAAGATGGAATGCCGCAGGATTTCCCTGACTTCACGCGTGGCAATTGGAAGACCACCAAGCGCCTAGAAATCGTAACCTGAGTGCGCTTCGGCTACGTGCCCTCCAAATATCGCCCACGTAGCGTACGTTGACACGGCTCATGTCCGACCTGGGCGATGCAAGCCGCGACTCGTTTTTGCGCAACGATGCCGTAGCTGCTCATGGCCGTGTTCAGCGCGGAAACAAAAATGCCCGCTTGGCGGCGGGCGTTCGGCATGATGCGTTGGAGTTGTTGTTCGGTGATGGGCATAGCTTTTTCCCAGGCAAAAAAATACCGCTCGATGGCGGCGGGTGATGAGGCAGGTACGGCGATTTACAGCTCAAGAACTTTGACCTCCTTGGGCGCCTTCTTTTTCTTACCGGCCGCCTTGGCCTTACCCTTCTTCCCTGCGTTACATTCCACTGTGGTGCTCCAACCGGACTGGGTGAACACTTGCTCCACCGAGTCGACCAGGAACTCACCGTCCAACCCCTCCTTGAAGCCCTGCGCATTGACCTGTCGTTCAGCGTAGAGATCCGTACGCCCGACCATCTCCAACCGTACTTCAGCAGTCGAACGATTGAATGCGGCGAGCCGAGCTTTGGCTGCCTGCTCAGCGGCAGATTTGTTCGGGTGTATATGCCGGTCGGTATGCACCGGCGGCAAACCTGCAGGTGCGTCATCGTTGTCCAGGGTCAGGTTGACCAGTTCGCCGGTTTTCTTGTCCTGATACCTGGCCTTGACTGCCTTTTGAGTGGTGCGGTCGGTAAAGCGGAATTGCCAGCGGCTGACGTCACTGCGTCGGATGGTGATCGCTGGCAGATTCTTGCCACTGGCGGTCTGCCCACTCTGACGCGGCAATACCAGCAGCTTGCTGTCGGCCACCTTGGCGGTACAGTCGTGATCCTTGGCGAGCCGGGTGATGAAGTTGTAGTCAGACTCGTTCATCTGATCGGCTCTGGGCACGACCGTGGCTACAGGGCATTCCGGCTTCCATCCGTTGCGTGCGGCAATGTCGCTGACGATCTTGGATAACGGCACGTTTTCCCAACTGCCGCTGCGGGTGGTCTTGCCACTGCCGCGCATGTCGCTGGCCTTACCGCGAATGACCAGGGTGTCCGGCGGGCCGGAGACCTCGATGTCATCCACGGTGTAACGTCCAAGACGTGCCAGCGCTTTGCTGTCGTAGCCAAGATAGATCTCGATCCCGGCGCCCTTCTTGGGGAGCGCGACGGCGCCGTCACGGTCATCGATACGTAACTCGAACTCGTCCGACTCCATGCCGGGCTTGTCCAGTGTGCGCAGCAACAGCAGGCGGTCGTTGATCAAGGCTGTGATGTCGTTGCCATCAGCGACAATTCGAAAGATTGGCTTCATGGCTGATCCTCGAAATTCAATCCCACAGTTGCACCTGCTCGACCGTCATTTGTTCAATGTCAGGGAAGGTGATCAGCAACCCAGTACGCAGCGGTTGCGGCTCATCTGCCAACAACCGATTGGCCGCCAGCACCGCCTCGACCGTGCCATTGAGGTGGCCGTAATGCTGATAACACAGGGTATCGAGTAGGTCGCCGTCAGACGTTCTGCATATCATCGCCATAGCGCGTGAACTCCAAACTAAAGGTTTGCTTGCGCGGGATCCCGCCGGCCAGCAACGCGCCCTGCTCTTCCTCTACGCTGCCCAAGCACCAAGTGCCGAGGACAACGCCGTACCCCGTAGTAAGGTTCAACGGCAACAGTTGCCCGCCGATGGAGCGCAGAGTGTCGAGCTGCTTGAGGCCTCCCTTGAAGGTGGGGAAAATTGCGCCCTTGAGGCTGAGCTTATCCTCGCCGATACCCACGGCCTGCTGTGCTGGCCGACGACTGAGGCGCTCTTGTGAGGCCCAGCGGAACTGGGTTTGCCGGCGCAGTTCGTCGAAGGCCGCCGTGTCCAGGTTGAAGTAGAACGGCTGGGCATTGGCTTGCAGCGGCTGCAGGATCAGCAAGTGGGGAAACGGTTTGACCGCTTCCGCCATGGGCGTTGCACTGGGCGCCAAGGCGCTGGTGGGCAAGATGTTCGCCAGGCGCGGGCTGACCTTGCCCGCGATCTGGTTGATTGCCGTGCTGGCCCGGGCGGCTTGTTCCTTCAAAGTGCCCAGACGTTCATCAATCGCTGACATCGCGCGCGTTGCTTTGCTGTAGGTCGACAAAACAGTGCCAACCTTGGATTGCGCTGCATTGATCCCACGCATCACCCGTTGCAGCTTTTCCCCTACACCAGGTGGTACGCCTGGAATGCTGGACAGCTCATCAGCCGCCCCTGTGATTTCACCAATAGCACCATTCACCGGGCCGATCATATCGTCGATGCTATGGCGCCCCGCCTCCCCGGCCTGGACCAGGGATTTGAAACCGGATTGCAGTTGCTCCATGTAAGTCATGACAACTCCTTAAACGTGAGGGGCATCGAACAGGTTGCGCCGCCCCTGCTCCCGGCTGAATTCCTCAAACATCTGACGCAGGTGCGGCATCATTTCCTGCGCGAGCTGTCGTGGATCCTTGACGTCGCCGTGCACGGTCACCGGCATGGTTGGGGAGAACGTCCACTGTTGATCAACCCGAGGGGGTTCCGGTTTTGCGGCGAGTCCAGCAGCAAGCACGGCCGGAGCCGCAGTTGCTGTGGGAGCTGCCGCCAAAGAGCGCGAGACATCTCCCAAGGCTGGCCCTGGTGCAGCAGGTGTCCTGAGCATCAACGGACCTGGCGATAACGACGGCGCCATCTGCGCCAGACGTGGCATCGGCGCCGCGCCAGGCGGTGGCAGCCGCAACGGCGAAGGTTGATCCGGCAGTGCCAATCGCTCGGCCGGAGCATCCGGCCCACCGAAGGCAGCCTTGCCAACGGCCCCGCCCAACTCACCGCCGCCCCAGCTGCCGAGGAATCCGCCGATCAATCCGCCAACCACGGTGCCGATCACTGGCACCACCGAACCAATCGCGGCACCCGCTGCCGCTCCGGCCAGCGTGCCCGCCAAGGTGCCGGCTGCGTTACCGTAGCCCTCGGCTTTTTCGTCGCGGGTCTCAGCGTTCTGATAGGTATCGGCAGCGATCAACCCGGCCTCGATCAGCGCCAAAGGCGCACCGACCTTCGCAAATCCAAGCCCTTTGCTCATCATGACCTTTGGCGCAAACCGGCTGACAGCACCGCCGACAGGCGAGGCTGGTGCCGTATTGGGTATCGGACCGCGAGCGGGCTTACGCCGATTACGCTTGCGTTTACCATCTCCGCCATCAATGCCTCCATCACCTCCTCCTGAATTGGTGACGAACACTCGCTGGATGACGTTGGGGTTGCCCATCATCGATCCGCGAGCAACGTTCAGCAGGCCCTTGCCGATCTTAATTGCGTTGATCGCGGCGCCCAGGCTGACAACGCCTGCAGCCAACACCGTCGCCCCACTGATCACCGTCGGAAACTTCCCTGACAGTTCCCCAAGGCCATACGCCAGTTTCGCCAACCCATCGGCCGCTATATCCGTCAGCGGCCGCAACGCATCACCGATGCGCGTCATCGACGACTCAATGCCGGCAGTCGCGGTCGCCCACTTCCTGTTGGACGTCTCACGCGCTTTCGCCGCGTCAGATTCGATCTTGGCCTTGCCGTCCGTCTTCTTGATGGTCGACATGTCCGCCTTGATCTTGTCGCCGTATTTGATCTGCGCGAGCAGGCCCGCACTGGCGCTCTGATCGCTGACGATGGTCGCCAGACCAGCCGCTTCGGTGAGGGCGATCATGGCCTGCGCTTCCTCCTGGCTACCATCGGCCGAACTTTTGATTTTCTCCTTGAGGGCCTCAATTTTCTTCGCCTTGGTCGGATCCTGTTTTTTGATCAACTGCTCACTGAGCATGATGAACGCATCGACAGGATTCGCCGCCTTGCCACTTTTCGTCGCCGCAATAATCGAGCCGGCCAGGTCGTAACCTTCCTTGGCAAACCGTTCCTGGCTGGTACTGCTGATCACAGCGTTGAGCAAGTTGTCCATGTTAGTGGCTGCAGCCGCCGCATCCTGGGTTTGCGAATACTGCGACTGCAAGCTGGCACCGAGAAAGCGCACGGCCTCTGGACCTTCCATGCCTAGGCGTCTGATGTTGCCGAGCATGGCTGGCAGATACCGCGCCATATCTTTGGGACCGAACGCACCGATGTCACCGGCCGCCGCGACCTGGCCCAGCATGGCGCCCATATCAGCCTGCTTAACGCCGGCCTCTTTGAAAGAGTTGATCAGGGTCGCGATGGTGGCAGGCTCCATACCCTGACCGTCGATGAGATCGGCGATCTCCCCGGCGTAGCTGGTGGATTCCTTCCACTCAACGCCCTTTTCGATCAATGCACCAACAGCACCCGCGAGCAGTTTCTGGCTCATGCCCTTGTCTGCTGCGACCTTACTGATCGCCTCAGTCATCTCGGCCTCATCACCAGTACCGGCGGTATGAGCCCACAGCGACATCTGACGCATTTGCGCTTGATAATCGCCGGACACTTTCGTAGGGATCGCCAACGACGCCGTAAGCGCCGCCGCTTTGCCGAGGGAGTTCTTCATCCCCTCCTTGCCCTGCTGGATCTGCGTATGGCCCAGCGCCTTGAGTTCAGCGCCCCGCGCGACCTGGCCGAGGGCCTCGTACTCCTTGCGCAGTTTGCCGACCTCAATGCCCTGCTCTTTGAGGGTTCTAAGATTGCCTTCCAGCTTTCGCAGCAGACCATCGGCCGAGGCCGCACCGGTGTCGTGGGCTTTTTTCCATTCGTCCCGCAGGCGGATGGTGTCGCCGATGGTGCTCTGCAGCACGCGAGCCTTGGTACCGGTTTCGCCGAGTTTCTTGATGCGGCCTTCAACGTCCTTGAAGGCGGCGCCGACCGTGGAACTGACGACGCCACCGATGACCAGGCCGAGCGCCAGGTTGTTTGCCATGAGAACTCTCCAGGCAGGGATGCGGGGCTCAGTCCATGAGCCACCAGATCATCGTGGAAAAAGGCATGGTCTCGATTTCATTGGCGGCAAATGAAAACTGCGTCGCCAAACGTTTCGCGACCTGCTTCTGCAGTTCGGCGTTAAACCCAGTCGTCCTGCACCAGGCGAAAGTAGGCGGCTTGCAGCCGCTGGTAGTCCGTCAGCTTAAGCCCCTCCAGATCCTTGGTTTCGGATTCAGACAGGTTGGCCAGGAGGATCGTATCGCGCTGATCGTCGTCGCCATTGGACGCCGAGGTCGCGGCACGCACGTCGCGCACAGTAGGTGCGCGCAACATTAGTCGGTCGAGCTTCACGTCATTGAAGTCATACGGCCTGGACAAGTTGACGACAGCACCATCGGGGCCAACGACCAACCAGCTCGGGGTCTCGTCTTGTTTTTCAGGGATGCCGGCGTCCAGTAGCAACTGCGAATACGCCGTTTGCACACGCGCGTAGTCCGTCAGCTTGAGCCCATCGATGTCCTTGGTGCCGGCATCAGACAGCGAGGCGAACAAGGTCACTTCACACAACACGGCGTCATCGCCACCGATTGCGTCAGAGGCGCGTACCTCACGCAACGTCGGAGCGCGCAGGGTCAACTGATCGACCTTGAGGCCGTTGACGTCACTCGGACGCGTCAAGGTGATCGTCGCGCTGTCCAAGCCGAAGGCTAGCCAGGACGGAATCAATTTCAGCTTTTTCACTTTCATTAGAGTCGCTTCCGTTACAGGCCGAGGTCGCGGCGGACGCTGGCAAGTTGATCCACACCATTGATAACCCGGACGCAGTTAACCGGATCGATTTCGTACATCAGGCGGCCAGCGACTTCGAGCTTGTAATAGCTGACAGCCACGGAGTACTTGAACTCCCCCGCTTCCCCGGCTTTCCAGTCGCCCGGATCAATCTCTTTGAGCATACCGCGCAGGGTGGCGACCACTGCCGTGGTCGCACCTTTCTGGCCTTTGAAGGAACCCCGGAACACCGCGTTGAACGCAGTCTGATCGGCCAGGCCATAAAACTTCATGATCTCGGGGCGCGCACCTTTGCCAGCAAAACTGGACTCCAGTTTTTCCATACCCTGATCCATCTCGACCGGGGCATCCATGCCACCAGCTCGATGTTCCTCGGTTTTCAAGGTGAGCTTGGGGAGCGTCAGGCTGGTGATCTCCCCGTTGAAGCTGAGGCCATCGATATGGGCGTTCATGTTGTAGAGCATTTGCGGAACCATCGGCGGCTCTCCTTTATGCGTTGGTGTCGAGGACTTCGGTCAGCCACTGGTTGGTGACCTCGACCCGGAAGTTGGGGTTTTCTGCCGGCGGCACGCCGGTGAAGCGGATGTTCCAATACACCTTGCCCTGCTCCAGCTGGCTGGCTGTGTTCAGCTCCGGGTCCGCGAACACCTCGAAGTTGATCACCGCGCCCTGATTTTTCAGGTCGCGCATAAATGCCTGCAGCCCGTTCGTGACGTCGCTGACGTAGGTCTTGGTAATCGAGCGGTCCACCGCCCATTTATGGCCGTAAAGGATCGCGTCCATAACGATATCCATGGTCCGCACGCGGGTGACAAATGCCCACTTCGGATCGCTGGAGCAGGTACGGTTGCCCCAAAGGCGGTAGCCGTCATCACGGATGATGGTGGTGATCTGCGCGTTGTTGAGCAGGTTGGCCCGGCAGGTTTCGTCGCCGTCCAGGAACTCGATGGGCCGACCGGTACCGGTGATGCCGACAAACTCTTTATTCGACGGCGACGCCCAGAAGCCGTATTCCGAATCGGTCCAGGCGAAGAGCCCGGCGACCCAGGCAGAACCTGGTGCATCGACGGTGGCACTGAGCGCGGTGTCCCAGTACTGCACGCCGGGATCGACCAGGAACACGCGCTTGCTGCCGAAGTTTTCGCGGTACTCCATGGCGGCTTCATCGGTGGTGTTGGGGCCATCGATGATTGCCAGCGCGCGCAGCTTGTCACTCAGCGCCACCAACGCCGTGGCAGCGGGCAAGGTCGCCGTGTGCTTAGGAGCGACCAGCAAGCGGGGTTGCGCGTTGAAGCGGCTCTTGCCATCGAGCAGCGCCTGCATGCCGGTACGGGTGCCGTTCGCCAGAACACCGCCAATGATGGCCGAGGTCTGCGCGGCAGCGTCTGCCACCTTCGCCACACCACAGGCGACGATGACCGCCTTGGAGCGAACGTAGATCGCCTGGATCGCCTTTGTGATTGCCGCGTCTGCGCCCCAGGCGGCGATGGCTTCGCTTTCGCGGGTGATCAGCATCAACTGATTGGGCAAGGCACCGGCAGCGGGGCCTGGGGTGAAGGTGTCGCAGAGACCAATGATCGACGACGACGGCACAGCGATAGGCCGCGAGCCGGCGTCGACGTTGGTCACGGTGACGCCGTGAAAAAAACCACCTGCATTACTCATGGTTGAACTCCAAAAACGAGAAAGCCCCGCATAAGCGAGGCCGTGGGTTGGTCGTGTTGCGCGTAACGGAAAAGAAAACGCCCCGTCAGTGCGGGGCGTTATTGGATCAATTCAGCCAGCCACGCCGGCTGTTCCGGCCTGTACTCAATTGCCGGGAATTGCACCGACTCAGGCCAGTCACGCAGATCCTGCCGGTAGCCCTGCAACTGCTTGTACTGCTCGGCCGTGAGGGTCGTAGGCCGCTCGGCCTCTACCTCATCACGGTGCCGCGAGATCAACGGATCTGTGAGCAGTAACGCCCTGTCGCGGATTGCACGCTCTCGGTTTTTCAGCTCTTCCGCCGTAGGCCCAGGCGCCGGGGCAGTACTCGGGCGGCCTTTTTTGCCCGGCGCAAGGACCGAACCGCCAAGCGCAAGAACGCGGAATATCTCGTCGTGCTCATCCTGAGAAACTTCGACAAGCTCCGAATCTGGCGGCAACAAACACTCTGGGTTGGGCACGGTAATGAACGGCGGTGAAGCGCCGTCATCTGGCACATCAATCATTGGGGCCACAGCATCCGAATCCAGTACCCAGATAGTTTTAGGCGTCTCGTCATCTCCCTCGACCCATGCAGGATTCGGCACTTCGATATTTTGCATAGACCATTCTGGATCAGCAACAGAGACGGCTGGCCGCACCCATTCCGGATCAGGCACCTGAATAGTGCGAGTACCGTGGAATACCTCATTAAAGAAAGTATTGTCTTTGGCGCTATAGAAAATTTTCATTAGTTAGTACCCCCTTGCCTCAACGATTGCGACCATTCCCGTTTGAAGAATAGAGGCCCACTCTTCTACTTTTATCATGCAGCCTGAAGTAGTCGCAGAGTGATATGAGCCCGCGCACGTACATCCTATGTTTGATGGCACGCGAAACGTTATTTGCGCATTTAAAAAGCTGTTAGGAAACTGAAAAGGCCACGATACAGACAACGTTTTCGTAGATGAAATATCATCTACCGCAACCTCCACCCACTGCTTAATCTCACCCGTGTCCGAGTTTTTGCTCCAGCCACTGGCAGCGAGCAATGCCGTATCCTTAGGCCTGTTACCTGAGTGCCATATGGTGTGAGCAACAGCCCCTGCTGACCATCCACCCAGCTTGAGTTGATTGTCGGTGTCCAGCCCAAACATCACACCGTAGGAACCAGGTCGGTGAAAACACATGACTGCCGATGATGGGGCATCACCACCGCTAACCTGGAACGATCCCGCACCTCCGGGGATGGCGGAAATTGCCCCAAAGCCCGCAGACTGAAAAACCGGATTAGACCCGTTAAGAACAGACTCCCCTTTTTTAATGTAGTCAGAAGGCTTGAAGTTAGCCGCAGTCCATAGAGCATTACCAAAAACGGCAGCCCCTTTATTTTCAAGGTCAATAAGAAATGGCGTCGAGGCCACCCCACCACTTTTAGCAAAAACCCTAAAGCTCTTATTGTATATATCGATGTAAACTTCGGCGCTTGGGGTTTTAAACCCAAACTCCGGAGTATCTTCTGTGCCGTTATCCAAAACTATTGGACCGGACATTACAGCACCGGTCTTGGGAACTACCGTGGACGGCTCAAAGTTCCCCGAATGCCAAAGCTTACGATAGGCAGCAGGCCCGCCAGCACCCGTATACCTGATCCGAAAGTCTTCAGCAGTAACACTCGATACAATATCTAGGGAGTACGCCCCTACTGCTCCTGGGTATTTAATATGCATGCCTACTGCATAAGTCATACCTGCCGGAATATCAGTGGAATTACCTTCCGAAGCCGCAAAAAACTGAGTGACAGGAAGATTTGAGATCGCGCCCGCGACCATCGGGGCGCTGGTCATCAACCCGCCGGCTCCGATTGGCATCGCATCTGTTATACCGGCACCCGCAAGCGTAGTGGGGTTCGTTCCCGCAGTAACGCGACCGAGCTTATCCACGGTCAAACTACGGTAGGTGCCAGCGACAATGCCCGTGCGCCCCGCCACCACTTCAAAGGTCAATGCAGTGGTGCCCAGCACAATCGGCGCATCCGTCACCAGCTGCCACACGCTGTCGCCGTTGGCCGTGCCCTTCTCCACGCTGACGAACAGCCCAGGCGTTACCTCGACACCCGCGTCTGCATCCTGAGCACGTCTCCAGGCACCATTGGCCGGTACGACATAGATACCGTTGTCTTTCGCCTGGGCCTGGTCTTTCACTAGTACGCGGGCATCTGCAGCAAGCAACACACCGTCGATGGTTTGAATGCCGTTCAGGGCGATATTCGCCGTGGTGGCAACCAGTACCGAGTGCTTGGAGTCCTGCTTGTTGATGGCCTCCGTAATCGCCAGGTCAACATATTCACGAGTCGCCAGCACAATCGCAGGATCGATCTTCAGCACAATGTTGTTGATGCTGGAAACAATGAAGTTCATCCGCACGATCTGCGTACGGCCTGACCCCTGATCCAGCGCTGGCTTAAAGCTCGGTGCACAGTTGGAAACCGCGACCAAGTCGCCGTCCGAATCGTACAAGCCGATCTCGCGGATCCACCAACCACCTACGTCTGCAGGAATTACCTGCTCCGCAATGATCACCGCCGCGTTAACCGGATCTACACGCAGTTGATTCAGCGGCGCCCGTCGCTGCTCGTTGATCAGCTTGGTCTGTGCCGCACTGGGCATCGGGTCGGCGCCATTGGCATCTCCTACTCCCAGTTCGGTGAGGTTCCAGGGAATCCCCAAAGCGTTGGCGTTTGCCAGCTTGGCGGCCCCCACATTGGTGAGGATCGCCATAAATTGCGAGTTGCGATCAATCATGGGTAAACATCCAGAGTGTCTATGCTGTGTTCGCGCCCGACCATGCCGATGTAGCCAGTGACTTCGATGTCACGCTGCACGGGTGGGTAGACGTCGATTACGTCGCCTTCGTAGAGGGCGACACCGATGTGTATTGCGCCTTGGGTTTCCAAGCTGATCGCGAGGCCGGTCAAAGGCCTGCTGACGGGCTTGGCGTCATCGATCAGGCGCTCAAGCTCCAGGTACATTTCTTCGGTGATGCCGGTATCCAGTACACCGACCTTCAGCGCGAACGTACCGGGGATGCCCATAGGCGTCGTCTGCCACCACTCCAGCACCTCGATCAGGTAACCCAACGGCTCGACCACCCGCCGCAGGGCGCCGATGGTGCCCTTGTGGGCATGCACGTAGAACGCGGAGCGAATGGCGGAACGCTTGACGGCTTCGGACCATTTGTTGTCCCAGCGGTCGACCGACCAGGTCCAAGCCAGCCACGGCAGCAGATGCGCCGGGCAGGTGTCCGGGTTGTACAGGGTGCGCAGTGGGATCACGGTTTTCTCAGCCAGCGCGGCCTCGATGGCGCGCTCCAACTGAGTGCTATTCAGGGGGAGCAGACTGGTCATGTCGTGCCCCCAAGAACAACACTGAAACCGGTGCAATAGGCCGCTTGGTACTTGCTCGGCTTTAGGTCTTTCCAGTTTTTCAGCTCGACCCGACCAACGCCACTGATGTGCAACTGGGCGTTAACACCGGATTGAGCCACCTCCAGCGCCAGTCGCTTGCGTGGGTTGATCCAGACATCAAGGCGTTTGATAGCCTCAGCCAGGATGGCGTCGTTTTCCGGGCCGGCGCCGATCATGTGCAGCACAGCATCAATCCGATAGTTCAGGATCTCGGCGCTCTGCACGATGAGGCGGTCGCCAACCGGACGGATGTCATCGTCGCTGAGCTTGGTGTACACCGCGTCAAGCAGTGGCTGATCGGCTTGGCCGCTACCGGTCAGGCTCAGTACGGTCACCACCACGACCGCCGGTGATGGGCTTTCTGCTGTGGCGTCGGCTACCAGCGCCGAAGCATTGCGCGCATGGAAGATGTAGCTGTTGCGTGGGCCGGCGGTGGTCAGCCCTTCGTAGACCAACTGGATACGCTCACGCAGGGCATCGTCAGATTCTTTAACCTCTTCGACCGGCGGCACCGCCAGCAGGTTAGCCGGCTGAATAACCAGTCGTTGAAGCTTCACGTTGGCCGCAAGCTGATCAAGATCCTCCTTTTCGGCATACGCCAGCATCAACGCCTTGGCCGCATCGTTGACCCGTGCGCGATTTTGCATCTTGCCGTAGGCGCCCAGCTCCACGAGCTTGACCACAGGGTCGCTTTCCAGCGCGGCGGACCAGTTATCGCCCATGTACTCGCGAAAAGCAGCGAGGCCCTCCTCGTACAATGCCTCGTAGTCCAGAGGTTCCAGCACCTGCGGCGCAGGCAACGCCGATAAATCCACCGTGCTCATGCCGACACCTCCAGTAGCAGGCGTTCGCCCTGATAGTCACCAGTTAACTTGAAGTCGATGCGGCCGCTGACGATGGCGACGACCTGCACCTGCTCCAGCTTTAGCCGCGGCTCCCAGCGCCCCAGCGAGCGGGCTACCTCGGCCTGCACGGCGCTCTTCCAGCCCGCGTTGACCGGTAGGTCGACAAAGCGCCGGATCTGGCTGCCGTACTCAGGTCGCATTCGCCGACTGCCCACGGGCGTGCCGAGGATGTCGCCAATGGACTGTCGGAGATGGTCGAGACCGGACAGCGGTTTGCCGGTGTGGCGATCCATTCCGATCATCGGGATTACTCCTGCTGCAGTTCCGGGTGGGCCTTGAGGAAGGCGAACTGTTCATCAGTGCTGGCCGTCACGCGCGCCTTGCTCACAGCCAAGGTGCTGCCGTCAGGAAGGACCAGGGTGCGCGAGGTGAAGAGCGTGTCGCGGAAAACGCGACCAGGTCCCGCTTCGTCCTGACCGTCGGGTTTGTTCTTGCTCATCAGTGGATGCTCCTAAAACGAAAACCCCGCACAGGGCGGGTCGGATTCAGTGTTTGTGGTTCGGCGTATTGCCGCCGGCATCGATGACCTTGCCGGCACTATTGATGTCGCCAGTTGTGTTCAGCGTGCCGTTGATTTGGGTAGCGCCGTCGATGGTGACCGCGCCCACCAGGTTGATCTCGCCCGACACCAGTCGCGTGCTGTCCGGCGTCATCTCCAGTACAGACCCACCTACCTTGACGGTCACGGTCCCGGCCGGCAGGTCGATGGTGTAGCTGTTGGCTTCCCAGTCGTAGACCAGGGAGCCACCATCGTCGAAACGCCACACCTCAACGTGGTCGCGGTTGTCAGGCTGGGCGCCGGCATTGCCGTACAGGCCGGGGATGAAGGTGCCCATTGCAGGTTCGCCGCTGGGACTGATCAACGCACCCTGCTCCCCCATGCTCGGCACCCGCCAATGACGCGCCTTGCCTGCCGCCTGGCTGTGCCAGCGCACCCAGGCGCTGGTCCAGTCGCCGGACTTCACACGCACCATGGCGGTGGTCAGATCGACCGCCACCACGACACAGGGCATCACCGCTGAGGCGATCATCCGGTCATGCTGGGCGCTGGTATAACTCATTGCAGATCTCCCGGATTGATCTGCCCAACGCCAGGCCCCAAGTCGATGACCAGCGAACCCGGCGGCTCATCCGGCCACGGCCATTCCTCGGCGCCCAGGTAGACCGTCTGATCCCACTCCACCAGCCAGACGAAATAGCCGTCCAGTTCTGGCTTGGTCCAGTCCTGGGTGGAGCGTACAAACTCGGCGCAATCGACCTCCAGGCCCCAGCTCTGCCCCCGTAGAAGCACCGCGAGTTGAGAGGCCAACTGCACGGCCTGCCGTTGCGGATCTACGCTGATCGAATCGACGATGATCCGCGCCTCGAACTTGCAGGTCAGCGAGGTTTCGCCTGTACCGATATCCGGCGCTGGCTCCATTTCGGCCATCTCCAGCAGCACCACCGGCGTAGGGATGCTGGTGTCTGCCGATAGATCCGGCCAGAACGATACGCCTTGAATCCCTGGCAACTGCTCCTGCAGGTGCTGCTCGATGGCCTCATACAAACGGTCGAGACTGAAGGGTTGATCAGACACGGGCGGTCCCCTTGAGGTACTTCTGCAGTTCAAAGTTGAGTTCTTGCTTGAGGATCTCCAGCAAGCGTTCGTCTGCGCGTTTCACCCAGCTGTCGAAGTGCGGTCGCACCTGATCCATCGAGACCTTGGCTTTAGCCAGCGGGAAGCGGTTGTCGCTTTCCGCGATAAAGCCCGAGCTGCGCCGCCCCTGCGTGCTGCCGGGGTAGTCCGTGGTGTTGAAGTGCTTGCTCGACGTGCGGATCCAGATGTCGGGGCTGCTGCCATACACCTGCTTGAAGAACGCGCCCTGGTATCGCCGCCCCGCCACCGACACACCCGCGCGGGATTGCCGAGGCCGACCGATGCGGCTGGCCTCGATGGCGTTGACCCCAAACCACAACTTGCCACGCATCGCGCCGCCGCTGACCGGGTAAGCCCGAAGGCGTTGCCGGACAGCGCCGATGGCGATTCGCTCCTGCTTGCCCACGGCTCGCGCAATGTAGGTCCGCAGCCAACCCAACGTCTTGTTGATCGCACGACGCTGAGCCGCTGCAGCGGCCTTGGGCACCAACTGCCCGAACTCGCGCAGGGCCTGGGAATGCACCGCCGACGGCAGGATATTGATCATCCCGCTGTCGCGGTTTTGCTGCACATGGCTGCCGACGCTCATGGTCGCTTCCTCAAGATCAGGGCCACCAGGCCATCGCCGCCGGGCTCAAGTTGCAGCAGGTCGTAATCGCCGCCGCCATCCAGAGTCGGCAAGTCGATGGTGACCCGCAGGCCCTTGCTCAGACCGTCCGAATCCTTCACGCGAATCTCAAAGCGAGGCTCGCGTATTGCGGTGTGGGTCTTGCCGAACTGCGGCGCTTTCCATGGTGCCGCGAACATCCCCAGCACCGGCTCGGCGCGACCTTCGATCTGGGCAGTGTCGCCCAGGGTTTCGAACACCACATCGTCGATGTCGTCGATCAGATCGCGGAAGACCATGGTCAGAGTTCCAGCAGGATCTGCGCCCGAGGTCGTGTGCACAGGTGTAGCGGGTTGGACTGAGCTTCACCGGCAACGCCCTTCCCGAACTGCATTGGCTCGATCTTGCTGTAGTACGGGATACCCTGGGTGTTGACCGTTTCCATGTAGTCAGCCGGCGCGAAGGACGAGATGTACAGATCCGGCACGCCCTCGGGGATCAGCAGGGCCTTGTCGTCGTGGACGAAAGCAACACCGGCCACCTTGCCGCGATAACGCTCCCAGACGATCCCACCGAACTCGAAGCTTTCACGGGCATCGCCACGCAGGGACGCGGCCTGCATGGTGTTGAGGTAGGTCTCCTTGACCGACTTATGCACGATGAGCTTGTTCCAGAAGTTCTTGCCACACATCGCGCGGGAGCCGCTGCTGGTGACGCTGCCGAGGGCTTCCTCTTGCATGTCCAACGCTTCGCCGCATTTGACCCGCAGCTCGGTGTCTGGACTGTTCAAGCCCATCTGAAGCTTCTGACGATTCACGCCGAAGGATTTATAAATGTCCAACAGGACCGTCTTGCCATCGGCGTCCAGGACCTGCCCGTTCAACGCGCCCATGCGCTGGAACTCGTGGGTGGCATCCAACTGGCGGCGCGCTTTCGCGAGGCGCTTGTTGACCACATCCTGCACCGCCTGCAACTCAGTGCGCGTGCCAAAGGCGCGAATGCCCTGGATCTCGTCGGCCTTGATGGTGAAGCGTTCGGGCAGGTGCACGGTGTTGAATGGAATCAGCGTGCGCTTGCTCCCACCGACCACCAGGCCGGAAGTACCGCGCTCACCCGCTGGCACCAGGGCCAGGGTGTCGCCGTCCTTCTCGATCTGCACAGTCAGCGTGCTGATGCCCTCTTCGCGGAACAGGCCAAGGCTGCTGATGCGGCCCGGCAGGTATTCCTGATCATTGATTGCAGCGGTCAACGACGAAACGCTGAATGCATCGTCTTCAAAAATGGCGATCTCGGCCATGGGGTACTCTCCAGAAACGAAAAATCCCGCACTCGGCGGGATGGATAAAGGGGGTGAGCGTCTTAGCGGACGATCAAGTGCTGGATGTTCAGGGCTTTCTCGGCAGCAGGGTCGAGGCCGGTCAGGTGTGCTTCGCTGACCTCGGCCAGCCGCACGATGGCTCGACCGCGCCGAACCACGTCGGACTCACCCAGCGGACCATAGAGGATCGCGATAGCGTTTTCTGAGCCGTCTTCGGCGGTCGGCTTATACGGGGCGAACTCACCGGTGGCAGTGATCAAACCGAGGATCTGACCCGGTTCCAAGGCGGCACCGGCGGCGACGTTGATCGCTTCGCGGGAAATGTTGCCGGCGCCCTCGGACAGCAGGAACTCGCCTGCGTGCATCGATTCAACTTTCATGCTCTTGCTCCTTTCGAGTTACCGTTTTGTGCCGCCTGACGGGAGGCCCAGATTGAATGGGTGTCGACCTGTTTGGCCTTGATCGTTGGGGCTGGATCATCTTCCAGCGGCAGGCTGTTGTTGATTTCAAAGCCACCACCGCTGCTCACCAGTTTGTCGAACAGACGCGCACGGACTGCGGCTTCGTCCAGGCCGGCCGTGATGAATTCACCGGTCAGCTCTGGCAGCCGTGCTGCGACACAGAGACCGTGCAACGCTTTCGCATTGATCAGTGCGGCCTGGATCACCGCTTCGCTTTCGAGCTTGGTTGCGGCAAGCAGCGGCTCCACCAGGTTACTAATGCCCGCCGCTGCACAACCTTGCGTGACCATCAGCGCCAGCTTGGCCGCATCCAGCACGGGCGCTGGATCTGGTTCCGGTGGTTCGACTTCAGGCTCTTCGTCCAGTTGGGCGAGCAACTCGGGCGGGGCATTCTGGAAACGCTGCAACACACTGCCCTGGCCGAGACAGGCACTGACCTTTAAACCGTCGCCCACTTCATCGGCCAGGCCCAGTGCCACCGCTTCGTTGGCCGTGAGCCAGGTTTCAGCATTGACCATTCGCCGCAGCTCGGCTTCGTCGATGTCCGGCGCCTTGGCTTTGTAGGCCGCGATGATCGCTTCCAGGGTCTGGTCCAGCACATCCGCGACACGGCGGAAGTCTTCGGCATCACCCCCAGCATAGGTGTAGGGGTTGTGGATCATCAGCATGGCATTGGCCGCGATCACTACGCGGTGAGCGCCACACACCGCGACACTGGCAGCGCTGGCCGCCAGGGCGTCAATGCGACCGGTGCAACGCTCGCCCAATCGCGACAGCGCGTTGTGAATCGCCAGGCCGTCGAACAGATCACCGCCGATGCTATTAAACGCGACAATCACGGGGGACGCGCCGTCATCCATGGCGCGCAGATCCTGCACGAACTTATTGGCGGTGATGCCCCAGGCGCCGATCTCGCCGTACACGAAGATTTCGATGTTGCGTTGCTCGGCTTCACCGCTAGCCTGGAGGGTGTACCAGCTTTTATCGGCGACCTTTACCTGCTTGCCCGCCTTGTCATAGACGCGGGGTTTGGCTTTTTTACTCATGGTAATTCCTTGTCATCAATAGGCTCGATGGCATCAAGAGTCGTGTAGTTGAGACCGAGGCCAGTGGACCTGGCGAGGTCAGCAGCGTTTTCAGCGTCGATGGTTTCGGCGTCGTAACCGTTGCGCAGACACATTTCACTGCGCGAACCAAAGCCCGCCTGCACTTCCATCCGCCGCGCCTGTACGTCCTGCACCGGCTGGATGTAGGCCCATCCCTGCGGCACCCAACGCGTGCGTAGATATTCGCGTCGACGTTGCGCGTAGTCCGGCAGCACCAGGGCACCGGACAACACCGCCATGTCCATCCAGGCAGCCCGCACCGGGCGACACAACTGGTGCACATACACGCCGAACTGCAGTTGCTCCAGACGCCGCCGAAACTCGTTGAGCACCACCCGGAGCGCCCGGTCGTTGACCTCGCGCATGTCGCCGGTAAGGATCTCGTAAGGCGTACCCGAACCCGCCGCAGCAGCCATCAGTTGCTGCCGCATGAAGTCCGGGTAGTTGTTGCCGGCGTCCGGTGGTTTGGAGAACTCCACTTCTTCACCTGGCCCCAGCTCCTGCATGGTCCCAGGCTCCAGGGCGACCATCGGAGTGAAGCCGTCGCGATCAAGGACCAATGGCATGCCAGTAGTGGGATCGCGAGGCTGCTGCACAGCATCCGGTGCAGGGCGCTTAATGAAACCCGCAAACAGGTTCGCCACCTCCTGACGGAACAGCACCGCGTCGTCGTAGTTGTCGAGGCTGCGCAGGCGCTTCAACACCGGCGCCAGACGCGGCACGCCGCGCAACTGTCCCGGTTCCATCGGTTCGAAGATATGCAGCACCTGCGCCGCCGGCACACGAACCAACTGGTTGTAACCAGCGTTCAACGACGACGAGTCGCGCGGGTGCGACAGATACATCCAGTACGCCACGCGCTTGCCGGCCGGGTTGAACTCGATCCCGGCGCGGATCACGTTGCCGTTTTTGGCCATCTCGAATTTATCGTGCGGGACAAATTCAGGAGCCAACGCCTGCAACTGCAGCGGCACTGCCAAACCTTCGCTCGGGCTGCGGGGTCGCAATCGCACAAAGCATTCACCGGCCGTTTCAACGGTGCGTGCCACCAGAGCCTGCATGCCGTAGAAGTCAGTCAGCTCATCGGCGTCCGCCTCATCCACCCAGTCATCCCACAGCTGCTGCTTGAGCTTGCGCAGCTCGGCGTCATCCGTAGTGGGCCTGGGCGTGATGCCGGTGCCGATGAGGTTGCTGGCTCGCTTGTCGATGACGTTGAACGCGTACGGGTCATTGCGCACCGCCGCCCGCGAACGCGCACGTAGGTTGCGCAGGGCCGGGGTGTTGATGCTGTTGATGCCGTTGTCGGTGGCTTCCCAACTGGCCGAACGTCGGCCCTCACCGGCGCCTTCATAACTGGCCTTGATGTTCGACGGCAGCAAGAATCCGTTACGGGTTAGCGTCGGATAATGTCGGGGCATTAGATTCCCTTGCCTCCGTGGGTAAGCCGGATCACGCGAGAGCGCGGCCCGGCGGCTTGACTCAGCGACGTGCGGATCTCGTCACGAGCCTTGAGCAGTTCGTCGATGGAGCGGTACTCCACCGTGCGGTCGCTGTAGCGCACGGTCTTTTCACCGCGTGCAATGGCGCGCTCGATGGCTTCGAGGTGCTTCGGGGTAAACGACATATCAGCGTCTCTTCAGGTAACCGCTGGTGGAGCTGCGGCGTTGAGGGGGTGCAGCGGGTCGCGGTTGGGCGGCCGGAGCGACAGGTTGTTGTAAAGATTGTGACCTTGAAACCGGCACTGGACCTTCAACGTCCCTAACTTCATCCGGGGTATTGGAAGAGGGTTTCTCTACGAACAGCTCAGATTGCGCGAGAGCCTGAGCGACCCGATCCCAATCCCTTTCCTTGTATCGATCTAGGCCGAGGTAATGCGCCATCGCCAAGCAATACACCATCAGGTCTAAGGCTTCGTTACGCTCCGACTTACCTTTGATCCATTCAGTAACCGGCTTGTTTTTCACATAGCGAGTGATCCTGCGCTCGGCAACGCATTGCGCGAAAAAGTCTTCAGGCAAATCTTTGGCAAAGTGCAAAGCACCTGGACCGGACTCGAATGGATAACGGTTGTAGATCCAATCCTTCGCGGTGTCGGTACCGACAAACCAAAGCTCGGCCCCATTACGTTCGGTCTGGCCTCGCCAAGTGACGTCGACCATTGAGGGGCGCTGGGCAATCGGTGGCTTGCCTGGCTTGCTGGCACCCTTGATGGCAAAGACATTCCGCCAACGGCGTACGCGGCAGAACTGGTAAACATCGTTGGTGTGGTGACCCCCCGTATCGACGGCGGTTGCCAAAATTGTCAAACCTACGCCACAGGGGTGCCAGTACCGCGCCTTTAGCTTTTCGTCCAACGCGGACCAGGTCTGCTCGTCCGATGGATTCCCCATGATCACCTGGTGATCAATGATCCAGCGCTCCATTCCAACACCCCAGCCCATGACCATGAACTCGAGTCGATTGGCCTGAACATCCACCGAGGCCGTCAGCATAAGTGCGCCGTTAGGTACAGAGCCAAGCACGTAGTCTTCCTGCAGCGCACGAGCCTGCAGTACGCTGGCCTTTGTCTGTTCTTGTGTACTGTCCCAGACCTTCGCTAGACGCGTGTTGAAAAACACCTGCATCGCTTCAAGATCACCACTAGCCTGTTTTACCAGCGCCTCGTCGTAGTCCTTTGCCATCGACAACCAACTGGTCCAACCCAGTGGGGCATATAGGGCGTTGAGATGAAAACCAACGGTTTCACCATCACCTTCAGCATGGGAACGCCACTCCCCCCGAGCCAGCATTTCACCCTTATGGTGTTCGTCAATAAGCGCGCCGCATTCAGGCCCGTTGCAAAGATATTGGATTTGGCTGTAGTCCTCGGTGTACTTGAGGTTTTCCCACTCCAGCACTTGCATGTGCTGACAATGTGGGCACGGAACGTAGTAGTAACGCTGATCGCTCATAGCGAAAAGGTCGGCAATACGGGAGGCGCCCTTGAGGGTCGGTGAACTGGAGAAGTAAAACTTGGCTTTCCTACCAAATGTACTGCCCCGGATCTCGGCCAATTTTACCGGGTCGCCTTCATTACCCACATCGACCTCCCAGCGGTCGATCTCATCACCATAAATAAACCGTGCTGCCAACTCGGCCAGGTTGGCCGCTGAGCCTGCAGTTACCGCGTAAAGCGTCCCGCCCTCAAACTCTTTTGTATCCTGAGTGTTCTTAGCATCACGTGAGCGTGGCGCAGCCACTCTTTCACGCAAAACCGGCGTTGCATCTATCGTTTTGCTGATCCGAGACGAAACCCGCGAAGCCAGTTTAAGGGTGGGCAGCAGTGTCAGAATGTTCGACGGCGACATATGAATGAGCGCCCCGATCCAGTTCAACGCGATCTGCGTTTTCATCAATTGCGAAGCCACCATGGTGACTACTCGCTTGCAAGGGTGTGCCGGGGACAAACAACGCATCGGCTCACGGGCATAGGGCGTGCGGGATGTTCGATACTGGCCAGGCTCAGCGGCCCCCACACTGCGCGGAATTCGCATGTATTCATCGGCCCATTCATCGACCCAGAGGTCAGGGTCAGGATGCAAGCCGCGAAAATACGCCGTGCGGTAAACCTCTGCACCGTCAGCGTATGGAAAATGCATCAGGGTCAGCTCTTAGTTAGTGCTCGGGAAAGATCACTGATTGACATGCGCTCAGCGTCTTCAAGGGTTCTTCTGATCGCCGCCGTCAGGTGTTTTTCGATTTCCCAGGGATCAGTGAGTGCAACCAGTTCCGAAGCGATTTGAGGCGGCAAGCCAAGTAGAAGATCTCGCAGCATCCGCCCGGCCTCAAAAGCCGCTTTGTCGACCACTTCAGCCTCAACTAAGGAACCGTTTTCTTTTCTGACCTGGGTTTCAATTTGCTCAGCTTGAGCATGTTCACGGCGTGCGCGGGACCGTTGGTAATCGGGAATTATCGGCTGTCCGCTACTAGCTGTCTGACGTACAGATAACGCAGGCGTTTGGGTTGCTGTCTGCTTGTCTTGCTCATGGCGAGCGGTCACCCCTACTTTGCTTGGGTCACGTGTAAGCGCCAGGAACTGCTCGCTAGCATCAACATCGATCAACCCTGCCTCATCCAAAACCAAGCGATTATTGAGTATCAGTTTGCTGATGTGCTGCTTGGACCAGCCTTTCAACGTGCCATATTCCTTACGAGTCAAAAAAGCCATAAACCCTCCTATTTCCAAGCCCGGTCAACTGGTCAACCAGTCAACTGAGGTCAACTAACTTTCAAACCCAGCCACTAACGAAAAGCCGCGGGTTTCATGCCCCGTGTCCTTTGAATGCCGCCAGGGTCCCCGGCGACTTTTCGGCGCACCATTTTGATGCAAGCCTCTACAGGCCACGTATTTCGTGGCCTGTAGAGCATCAGACCTGCCCGCTGCCCGAGGACGGCACATCGCACACGCCCAACCGCTTGGCGGCCCAGCGTTCGTACAGGCCAATGGCGACATCGGCGCCGGCCATCGCGGTGAGGCAGCCAATGCTCCCCGCCGCCAGGACCGACATACCCGATGCGTGCAACAACATCATGGTGGACAGTCCGCAGACCACGCAGGCCCCGGACCGAAGGAGCAAGCGGCGAACCAAGGACCAGCCGCTTACCCCCGCCTTGTCGGCCCGCCATGCCTCGCCGGAAATCCCGCCGACCAGGGACAGTACAATCACCATCCAGATCGGCATCTCAATAAGCGCTTGCTGCTCGTTTGTCATCGCCCTACCCCATAAACGCAAAAACCCGGCGCAATGGCCAGGTTCAGTGTGGTGGTGTGTCCCGCTGTCTGCGGTCGCACCTATCGAAGATGTGTACTTTTTACAGGTGGATTCCGGTGGCAGCAAGCCTGTTTTAATGCCACACGGCCAATATCCTGGGTACGTCTAGGGAATGTCGGTGAATATCTACAGTTCGGCTATAAGCGCCTCCGGCGCTGTCCTACTGTCCCACTATATTGAATCGAAGTAGGACAGCTACAGGCGCCTGAATTCGTGGCTCTGACCTACTGTCCTACCTTTTTTACTTTTATCTTGTGTATAGAGAGAAAGCTAAAAGCACGCGTGCGCGCCATGGGCGCGAATACGTGCCCGCTATGCTCATGTGTGCGAGGGGCGGGTAGAGGTTGGACGGTAGGACAGGCCAACAACGGCGCGGGCTGCGCCAGTCCGACCGAGCTAAATGCTAGTCGGACAAAGCGGGACAGTTGGACAGGGGCACGCGGAATGATGCCGACGATCATGCAGCCGCCTCCATCAGCATGAATGCGATATGCAGGTGGGCTGCGTGCAGGCGCAGATAGTAGGTATCGCGCCCACATTCGCAATGGGCATACTTCAAGCGCATGTCGGTGTCGTGGTTGCAGTAATGCTCACGAACGACGGTCGCAAGCTCTTGGTCCAGATGCTTGTTCACTATCAGCTCTATATCCAGCGAGCCCTCCAGCGGCGCACGAAATGCACGCCGACCGCGAATCAACTGCCCGTTACTCTCCATCATCATGGCGACCATGTTGCCGCCAGCAAGCCCACCCTTGGTGAAGTCGCTGTGCAGCTCTTCTGCCCACGTTCTTAGACGTGTATCGATTTCTTTAATCAAAGCATGGTTCCTCGATCACCGACTGCTGCAAGGCAGACGCTCGCCCCCAAGCTTTGGGCTTTTCGTAGGCCCATGGCCGCACGCCGCTTTTTGCCAATGCCGGCATGCGCCGCTTACGCCAACCCAGCCGGTGCATGATCGCCCCCACTCGCATCTGCTCGGGCTTACCCCAATGGCCGAAGTCCAGCTTCAGCGCCTGCGTCAGGATCTCGTTACCAGTGGCGGTTTCGCCGATCTGCGACTCTTCCATCCACGCGAGGATTGGCCCTTCCCATTCGTCCACCACGAAGCGTTCGTCCTGCGCTTCGGCGAACATCCAGGATTCGTCTTTGGTCACCCACCAGATGTCGCCAGCCTCGAAGCAGAACAACGCCTCAGCCCACAGCTGATCGCGGATCTCGCGCAATTGCTCCAAATCGACCTTGTTGCAGAACACCGGCCAGTAGCGGCGGTTGCCCGTGGCGTCCTTGAGATATTCCTCTTGGTTGGTGGTGCCCACGAAAACACACTGGCGTGGCACGTCGTTCGTTCTCCGGCCGTAGCTCTCGCGGTAGGTGTCGGTGGACGCGGAGAAGAATTGCTTGGCCTTGGTACTCTCTGCCTTGTTGAAACTGTCCAGCTCCCCCAGCTCGACAATCCACTTGCCGCGAATCGCCTGGAAGCTGTCCTTGTCGCCGAGCGCAAAAGGCGTGTCCATGAACCACTCGCCACCGAGGACGCCCATGGCCGTGGACTTACCAGCGCCCTGCCCGCCCTCAAGGATCATCACCGAGTCAGCCTTGCAGCCTGGGCGCATCACCCGTGCGACCGCAGAGATCAGCCAGCGTTTACCGACCTTTGCCGAGTATTCGCTGGCCTGAACGCCCAACACGTCGGTCAGCCAGGTTTCAATGCGGGGCACGCGGTCCCATTGCAGCTTCTCCAGGTACTCCCGCACCGGGTGGAAAGCATGGTCGTGGGCAACCACGCTGACCGCCTCGATCACGTGGGAGGCTTTGACCCGCAGGTTGTATTGCTGCGCGAGCCACTTCATCACCCGCATGTCATCGATGTCGGCCCAGTCACCGGCACCACCGCCAAAGGGCGCAGACCGCAGCTTGACGATCTTGGAGCTGAATACGCTGTAACCGATGACCCCGGCCCAGCGTTCGTCATTGCCCAGGATCAGCTCGACGTTTTGCATGTGCGCGATTAGGGAACCGTTTTCGGTCCGCGCCAGTTGGTCTTTCCAGCCACCAGCTGCAGGAGGCTTGACCACCGCCAACACCTGGCGGCGGACGGCCTCCAAACCTTCGGCGACGTGCAGGTCGTTGAAGTCGGTCCACTTGATCTCGCGTTCGCCGGAGAACACCGGCGCAACCACCTGGCCACCGACGATCAGCGCGGCATTGGCGGCTTTCTCTTCGCCGGGGTTCCAGGGTTCACCGTTGGGGCGCTTGGTCTTCCAGTCATCGTCGCGGCAGATGATCAGCGGGCAACCGGGAAAGCGCTCGCGCATCGCCTTCGAGACCGGCAGCAGGTTGCCCGCGTCGAAAGCGATGGCGACAGTTAGCGACGTCGCCATGTGCAGGCTGGCGCCCGTGGCGTAGCCCTCACACACCAGCACCGGCTCACCCGGCTCAGGGTGTGGGCCGATCAGGTGGAAGGCACCTTCCTTCGACATACCGTAGGGCCAGTACGCCTTGTCGCGTCCGGTGTCCTCTTGCTTCGCGGGAAAGATCACCTGCAGGCCGACGATCTGGTCGCGCACGTTGCACATGGGCACTAAAAATGCGCCGGTACGGGGCGCATAGCGAACCTTGAAGCCGACGATCTGCTTTCGATCCAGATACGCACTCTTGCCCTTTTCAGGCATGCGCTTGAACAGACCGGCAGCACGGCTAGCCGCTCGACGTGATGCGTTGGCAGCGATCTCGGCGGCCTTACGCTTGGCGTCTTCCTGGCGAGCGCGCATGACCTCGCGCTCTTCGGGGCTCATGCGCCCGGCCTTGACCTTGATCTTTTGGGTGTCGCCGGAACGCCAATCACCGAAGCTGCCGAAGATCAGCGTTTCGTTCTTCTCGGTTCGGTGTTCGTGTACGACGTACCATCCGTTTTTTTCTTTGCCTTTGTCCTGGGTGGTTTTGCAGCGGGTGAGCTTGCCAAACACGAGGGGTTGGTCGGGTTCAAGGCCGTAATCCGCGAACTGATTGAGTACTTCATCGAGCATAACGCGACGCCCTCAAATCATCAGCGGACTTGCACCCAATGCAGAGCGTGCAACCGGGTTGAGCCAAGCGACGCGCCTCCGGGATGGGCTCATCACATCCATCACAGAACATCAGGGAATGCAGAGCAGTGTTGGACATCAAAGCCAGACGCGCGGCGACGGCCTGATCAATCCGCTCTTGCACCAGGTCATTTGCAAAATCAGCAATATCAGCCACGTTCCACCCCACGAGTCGTCTGGTTGACGTACCGAGCGCGGTTGTACATGCCCAACAATCCCTGGATTCCGCGAAAAACCAACTGGCGGATCTCAGCCAGCTCGCCGTCATCGACCTTGCCGTCGCCAATGTGCTTTGCCCAGGTCTCGGACAAATCTGCGACCTGCCGGAAAAACTGCGCAATCCCCGTGGTGAGGGTTTCGGGCATGTCATTGGTGTACGCCTCGGCCAGTTCCTGCCAGATCGTGTCGCCGACAAGGCCGTGCACCGCATCGAGAATGCGGCGGTCTTTAGTCAGCTCGAGGATCTCGCCGAACTCTTGAACGTTGACGCTGTGAGAAGGATGGGTGGGAGACAATTTGTGCTGCAACGTGGTGGCATTGCGGCCGGTGGTGGCGGCGATTGCTGCGGCACCGCCGGGATAGTCCCGTGCGGCGTGGTACAAGGCTAATTCGAGCGTCAGTATTTCCTTTTGCGCTCGATCAACACAGCTTAAAGCTACTCGGCTCATGGCATTAATCCTACTAAGTTGCCAGTGCCCCGCGACGTGTAGTGGTGATACATTTGCCGCGTGGCTTGAAAGGGCCCAAACGCCGGCTAGATCTAGGGATCGAAACCGGCACCGTGCCGAGGCGAACAATCCGTTGCTCACCTCTGGCGCAACAGCTGCCTAATCTGTGGTGGAAAAGGCAGCAACCCAAGACATCCGTGTCTTGGCAGCGCGATAAAGGGAGGTGGTTTGCATGTGGTGTGCCCTCCTACCTTCGTCGCGACCCGACAGCACTGTGGTGGTGTGTGCCGGGAGGAACTGGGCGGCCCTTGGGTCGCCTTTTTTCTATGCCGCGTTTGGAATATCGGACTCGGGAGGAAAAACGTCATCAAGCGTGCAGGTAGCGCCTAGTTGATTCAACGCGGCAGTAATTGCACGGCACTCGCTCAAACCTGGCATCCGGTGACCAGACTCGTAGTTGCTCAAGCGAGCCTGGGTCCACCCGAGGACCTCACGTAGATCCCGTTGCTTGATCTGCGCCTCCTTACGGATGCAGCCGATTCGGTTCATGTACTCAGCTCCTTTTGACTTCGCACACTCTAAACACGATTCGTGATTACTTCAACACGATAAGTGAGAAAAAAACATTTCAATACGTGATAAAAAATCCCCATGGATACTTTAGGCTCCCGCATTCAGCGGCTCAGAAAACAGAAACGGCTCAGCCAAAAGAAGCTGGCTCAGGCTTGCGGCTGGGAATCTCAATCTCGGATCGGTAACTATGAGAGTGGTCTCAGAATGCCGAGTATTCCAGACCTTCAATTGCTGGCTCCTGCATTGGGCGTATCACTATCAGATTTGTTGGATGGCATTGAGGGTAGCCAGTTGATGGCATTGCAAGATACGCCGGCTGCCAACACGCCTCAGTTATGGGGCACAGAGAGCACCGCTATCAGGCATGCCGGCTCCATGAAGGAAGGAGTGGTAGCAGTGGTTGGATCCGCGAAACTGGGGGCTGATGGCTACTTTGAGGCTCTGGATTTCCCCACAGGTCATGGCGATGGATACCTTCACATTTACAGTGACGATCCCAATGCCTACGGACTTCGTGTGATGGGCGACAGCATGCATCCGCGTATAAAAAACGGAGAGTATGTACTGATCGAGCCCAACAAAAACTACGTCACGGGGGACGAAGTCATGGTGCAAACCTTCGACGGTCGATCAATGATCAAAGAGTTCATCTACCTACGTGACGGTATCTTTCGGTTTGACAGCGTGAACCGTGATCACAGCCCTCTCCACCTTGATCAGAACGAAGTTTCCAAGGTTCATCTAGTAGGCGGGATCCTCAAATCATCACGCTTCACGCATGAGTAAAACAAAATAATCACGATACGTGTTGACACATGAAACACACTGCGTGATATTTGCCTCACTCTTCCACCACAGAGCGAGGCAACACTATGCACACCACAGCCACCCTGCACGTCCACCCGGCCGCTGCTAACCCCTCCCGCATCTTCGAAATCCGCCGACTGGCACAAGACTGCGGCTGCGCCTTCATCGCGTTCAAACCCAAACTGAAACAGCGCTCAGCGCCTGCCCCATTTGACCCAAATGGTGGAGGGCATGCGGCATGAGCCGGCTGAAACTCAGCAATCAGTCCAAACAACTTCTGGCGGCCCAAGTCCGCTTGACCGGTACCTTCCATCACGACCTCAAAACTGCAGCAGGGACGAACGTTCAGGCCACTGCGGAGTTCGACCAATGCACTTCGGCGATCCACCTGTCAGTCGCCATTAGCGGCACTCGCAACAGCATTACACTGGATCGCAAGCACCGCAACAACGGCCGTAGAGCTGCTCGTTTTATCGAAGCGAGCGCGAATGGTGGGGTCGAATCACTTTCGCTGGATGGCGCGGACGAACATGAGCCGGTAACAGATACAGAGATCATGCTTCGCCATGCAGTGCGGACCGGGAAAGGTAGCTATTACCCACGTATCGCCGGGATCGAAGACCTACGACTCATCGTCGCGTCAACGCAACGTGGCGCGATAGTCGCAACCCTCGAAACTGACGACGCAAGCGCTCAGATTCTACTGCCACGCGCCCCACACGAAGCCTATGCCGTCCTGGTAGAGCATCTTGAGCGCTTCGTCGCTGGCCACCGCTTGGCAATGGCCGCCTAGGAGGACGACATGGAACGCAACCTCGAACAAGCCGCCAAGTACTTCGGACTTACACGCCCCAAATTGATCGCTCTGATGCGCGAGAAAGGCCTGCTGAATGACCGCCGCCTTCCAGCCTTCCCCATTCGTGATCGCGAGTACCTGCGGATCAAGAACGGCAACTGGTACCACGAGACCGCGGGCATGCAATACAGCCAGTCGACCAAGGTCAGGCAAGCCGGCATGCCATGGCTGGCCGAGCAACTAGGGCTCGAACTGCCAGCCATCCCGGCAGACAACCGTGACGTGGCCTAGGGAGTACGCCCGCCAGATCGTCGCCATGCGCACACGCGAGGAGCGCAACGCCGCGCTCCTCGAAGTGCCGGAGCATCTGCGGGAGCTGACTAAACGCCATTGCCTGAATGCCTGGAATCATCCTCAACGGAAGAAACCCAATGACTGCACACGCTGACCAGCAGCAACTGCGGCTGCTGCCCGCACCAGATCCGGCGACAGTCGAACTGCTGTACCGGACCTTCGGTGACGTTCTGATCCCAGTGGATAAGTTGCGCGAACGGTACTTCCGGAACCTCAACGAAGAATCTTTTGCCGCAGCAATTGCCACAGGCCGAATTCAACTGCCCGTGACGACGCTGGTCAACAGCCGCAAGGCGCCGAAGTACGCCCACATCAAGCATGTGGCCTCGCTAATCGACATTCGCGCCTATAGGGCGGATGAAGATATGCCGCGACCAGAAGCCGCCGGCGACGAGGTGTGACATGTCACTGCTCGATCAATGCCGACACTGCGATACACCGTTGTCTGCCGAAGAAAAGGCCAGCCGACTGTGTGATGAGTGCAGCTACTTTGCCGCCGATTATCAGCGCTACGACGCCCTTCGAGAGGAGGGCTACATGTCCCACCAGGCCAAGCTGATGTGTGGCTTGGCAGATCCACCAGATCCAGACGACGAATAACACACCAATTGGCTGCCACCACCAGCCAACACACCACCAGGAGCACACCACATGACTGCAATTCAAATCTTCGCATTGATCAGCATCATCTTCGCCGCCGCGATCCTCTACTGGGTCGGGTACCGGGGCGGCCTCACAGACGGCAAAAATGAAGGCTACGAGGAAGGCCACTCTGATGGATACGCCATGGGGCAGGACGGAGCATCAGCGGCGTACGCGACCTCGCTCAAAAACATGTCAGATCAATGCATGCGCACAGAACTCTTGTTGAGCCGAGAGCCGCAAGACCGTTACACACTCCTCGCCATTGCCGAGAAGCTGAAGCTCGCCGCCGACACCTTCCGCGCTGTTAGATCCGAAAGCCAAGCAACGCAGGCACTTGCCCTACGTGATAAGGCACTGGATATGGCTGCGCTGATGGACCGTTTCGAGCTGAAGGGGGACGCAGCATGAGCCGCGCCGTCCCCATGCTGCGCCTAACACCCCAAGCCGCCGGCACACTGCAACAGCAGCACGCCAAGGCCACCAAGGAACTACGCGCCCTGACCCGCTACAGCAAGGAACTCGACCGGCAGCTGAAGGCGCTGATCGGGCATGACGCGTTGCGCCAATTGCACAAAGCAACCGAAAACGCCCTGCTGCTGGCCGATCTCGTGAAGGAGGCCGCATGAACTGCATCCTCACCCATACCGGCAAGCACTTCGATTTGTACGAGCCAGACGCCAACATGATCGACCCACGGGACATCTCACACGCGCTAGCCCACCTGTGCCGCTTCAACGGCCACACCCGCGAGTTCTACAGCGTGGCCCAACACAGCTGTATCGTCGCCGAACTGGTGCCGGAAGAGCACAAGCTCGCGGCCTTGCTTCACGACGCAGCCGAGGCGTACCTAGGCGACATCACCCGGCCACTCAAGCAGTGGATGCCCGACTACCGAGGCTTCGAGGACGTGATCTGGATGCGCGTTTGTGAGCGCTTCGACCTGGACCTAGATCTCCCCGCTCACGTGCACCAGGCCGACCTGATTGCGCTGGCGACCGAGCGCCGCGACCTCATGCCAACCGATCCGGCTATTTGGGATTGCTTGGTCGGCATCGAACCCATGGTTGAAATCATCCGCCCATGGCCTGCCGCAGAAGCCCGACTCACCTACCACCAGCGACTGATGGACCAACTCGCTATCGAACACCGGAGGAAAGCGGCATGAAGAACCACTTGGACAACACCAATGCCCTGCCCGCTTTGATCCGCGCTACTGAAGGCGTCGACACGCTAGAAACAAACAGTCTCTGCTGCGCAGCAGCAGGCATTATTGCTCCTATCAGCGCCACTGCCGAGGCACTTATACCCCACGAAAAGCTGCGCGGGGCAGCGCTCGCTGATGCAACGCTGAACGCTCAGGAACGCCCGCTCGCGCAGCCTGCCTTGGGGTATATCGCCGATCTCACAGTACTAATGAACATCAACGGCGTGGGCCGTAAGATGGCGGAGAGAATCCATGCAGCAGGTTTCCGCCTTACCGATAGCAATGGAGTTCACACCGAGACTCAAGTTGATGCGCAGCCGATATGCCATATCGCCCTGAAGGATCTTGAGTACCTACAAGGCGGTACAGATCGACACGCCGTGGTCCGCTCTGGCGCAGTGTCAAAATACAAACTCCCGCTCTACACACGCCCGCCTTGTGGTGCATTCAATCAGTCAGCTCTCAATAGTGATAGCGACGCATCAGTAGCAGCAATCCAGTTTGCTCTCTCAGCAGAAGAAGGTATGACGTTCCTTCGAATCTGGAACGAAGGCGAATTCGACACCATCCGCGAGGAATGGCCGGAGGCACCGGAAGAAGTGTTCATCGGCGCGGATCCGTTGCATGCCAGGGAGCAACGGGTATGACTTCCTTCAATCCAACCCCAATTACATCAGCCGTCAAAACCCAGTTCGGGCTCGACTTCGCCGGCGAGATCCGCGTCGACCTCTTCGCTGGTGGCGGCGGCGCAACCATGGGCCAGGAGATGGGAACCGGCATACCGGTCGACATCGCCATCAACCACAACCCCGACGCCATCAGCATGCACAAGCGCAACCACCCAAGCGCCGAGCATTACATCACCGACGTATACGACGTGTGCCCCCGCCTGGCGACGCGCGGCCGTCCAGTTGCGCATCTGCATGCCAGCCCCGAATGCACCCACCACAGCCTTGCTGCCGGCGGTCAGGCGCGTAGCACCACCAGCCGTTCGCAGTCATGGGTCATTCAGAAATGGGGAGGCCAGGTCAGCCCCCGCATGATCACGATGGAAAACGTGGTGCAGATCCTCCAGTGGGGGCCGCTGATCGCGAAGCGCTGCAGCAAGACTGGCCGAGTGGTACGCCGTGACATGACTGTCGCAGCTGTCGGCGAGCGAGTACCGGTACAAGAACAGTACCTGGTGCCCGATCCAAAACGGAAAGGACGAACCTGGCGCCGCTTCGAAAACAACCTGCGGTCCATGGGCTACGACCTGATGTACGGCAAACTCAAAGCCTGCGACTTTGGCGCCGCCACTACCCGCGAGCGCTTGTTCCTGATCGCTCGCCGTGACGGCCAGCCACTGCGTTGGCCGGAACCGACGCACTTCAAAAACCCAGCCAAAGGACAGTCCGCCTATCGCAGCGCCGCCAGCTGTATCGATTGGTCTATTCCATGCCCGAGCATTTTCCTCACCAAGGAAGAAGGCCGTGCTGCAGGCGTGAAACGACCACTGGTGAACAACACCATGGAGCGCCTACGCAAGGGCGCCAAGCGCTATGTCCTGGAACACAAGAACCCGTTCATTGTCAGCGTCAACCACACCGGCAACGACCTGGCGCGATGCCAGTCCGTAGAAGATCCGGCGAAGACCATCACCAGTGCGCAAGGATTCGCCCTCGTCACCCCACAACTTGCGCCCTTCATCACCGATCACGCCAATGGCAGCAGCCAGCGCAACATGCCTGGAGATGATCCTCTACGGACCATCTGCAGTGGCGTGAAGGGCGGACACTTCGCCCTGGTCGTCGCATACTTCGCCCAGCACAACGGCGGGTACAACGTGACACCAGGGCACCACCCAGTAAAACCCCTTACGGCGATTACCACCACGGGCAGCCAGCAGCAGATCGTCACCGCGCATCTGTCGACAATTCGCAGGAACTGCGTCGGCCGGGCCATGGACGAACTGGTGCCCACGATCACGGCCGGCGCCGAACATCACGCCCTGGTCGAATACAAGCTTGCACCAGAGGTCCAGGCCGGCGCTATGCGTGTTGCTGCCTTCCTAATGGGCTACTACGGCAGTGACAACACTTACGACCTGCGTAACCCGGCCGCGACCATCACCACGCGTGACCGCCTGGCGCTTGTGACGGTGACGATCAAGGGCACGCCATATGTGATCGTGGACATTGGCATGCGAATGCTCACCCCGCGTGAGCTTTACCGTGCGCAGGGCTTCCCCGACAACTACGTGATCGACCGTGGGCACGACGGCCGAAAGTTCAGCAACAAGACTCAGGTGTTGATGGTAGGGAACTCTGTGTCGCCGTGGCCGATGATGGCGCTGGTCAAAGTAAATAATTGCCGAAGTGAAAGAGAATTGACCAAGGAGGCAGCATGAATACTCTTTTCCTACTTATGGCGCAGTACGAAGGTCAAGCAGTCATTCCTCTTGATCGAGTATGCGCTGACTACATGCATCTGACCGTTGAGAAATTTAAACGCAAACGTTTAGATGGCGAGATCGACATAGCTGTCGTACGACTAGGCGCAGACTCCCAAAAAGCAGCACTGGGCGTTCATATAAAAGACCTGTCAGACTACATTGACCGACAACGTGAAAAAGCAACACGCGAGCAAAATCAATTAATGGGAAGAAAAGCAGCTTAAACAACTGCACAACAACTAAACTACCATCTGGGGCCGAAGGCCCCATATTCATGCAAGACTAAATATAAATAAAGCAAAAACGGCTAACAAGAATCATTTTTTCAATGCGCTATATCTTTGACTAGAAACCCAATCACCAATATAGCCAGGCACCAAAAGCTCAAACTTAGCCCGAGATCCACCAGTGTAAAGTGAGCAAACCTTTCTATCAAACCCAAGCACGTCACCTTGCCTGATGTCACCAAACATATCCGGCGCCAACATTACTGAATCGTACTCAGCATTTCTCGCATTCTCAACCATACCTAACTGATACCCACCAGATGACACACTATCAAGTGAGAGAAGAGAGACTTTAAGCCTCTCCAAATTATAGCCTCTCTCCATCATCGCCTGAATCTTATCAAAAACTTTATTCTCGGACTGCCCTTGAGCCAGAGCATCCCAAGTCGGGTAAAAAAACAATTTTCTATGTTTAGGTGGGGTGCCAGCATAAAACAAGTTTATGCAATCAACCATAAACATTTCAAACGAATTCCTCGAACCGTGCAAAATAGCAAATCTTACACCTGCATGTGACAGCCGCTGAAACCATTCAAACATACCCCACTCAGACTCAACGAGAATAGTAGAAGGCGTGTCGGGCACCTTATTCAGGTCATAGAAAATAACATTTGTCGGATCATTACCCCCGCCCTCATACGGCAATTTTATTTTAGTTGGGTGAGCATCAATCAGCGGATTCAAGACGCCTTCCATATCCTTGCCTGCTCTGACGGAGCGAGTGACATCCCGTTGACGAATTTTTTTAGCGCGTTGAAACACAGGGCCAGTAATACATTGATACTCGTCACCCAAAGTTATTACTGCTTGCGGACTGCGATCAAGAATCTGAAGTATCGGCCGCGAAAGATCGTGACTCTCGTCGACAATTACGTGAGTATAAATATCCGGCACAACTTCATTTGAAAGCGACAGGCACTTCAACAAATGGTAGCCGAGAACTGGGAATCTAACCTCATAGGTTGCAGGAGAAATTGTAGCCTCCCAGACTCTAATTGAGTATTGCACCAAAACATCCGAATCAATACTACTTAGCCGCTCTTTAATATAGGGTAAATTTCGTTTATTTAACGAAATATCCAAGCTTTCACAATAACGCATTACAGCCCTTCGGCATATAGCGGCAACCCTTGCAGGGCTAATGCCGCCAACAGGTCCAAGGCTCAGAACCCGAGCGACCTCAGCATCACTGAGTTGGAGATACTCGTCGGCAGCTATGGAAAGATGGGGGTAAATAGGTCGTAATAATTCAGAAGCAAGCATCTTGAATGTTCTTGCTACGACACCGTGACTCTTGATGCGCCCCGTGAGCTCATAAAGTTGAACTTGGGTTTTAGCAAGCACCAATGTTGTGCCAGGATTCATAAATTCGATCAGCGAGGAGATTAGATGCGTTTTCCCCGTACCTGCATAACCTTGAATATGAATGGACTCGTCTTTTTCCGCCAAGAAAGACTTAACTATGAGATTCTGCGGCGAACTTAGGCATAAAAGCCCTCCACTCGGTGTTTCGACCTCTACCTTAAATGCAGCCACCTTTTTAAAATGCCTTAACCGAAACTCATAATCCCACGTACCATTTGCAAGGAGATAATCCTCGGCCTTCACATCTTCTGGTGAGAGCAATTCCAGCCCAACTTTACGAAGACGATCAAGTCCTGAGTTAAACTTACCACCTTCAAAAATCCTTTTAGCTTCAGAAGCAAGACTTGCACCTCCATCCCCCTTCGTCTCACCCCAAGCAATCAAATCAAATAAAATCCGCTCAGCTGCGATAACAACATTAACACCACGCTCAACCGATGCAACATGCTGAATTAAAAGAGCTCCTGCAATTTCCGCAACAGTCATTTCATCAAACAACTCTGACGGGAACAAAGTGAGAGATAGAGCTCTAGCCTTCCCCTCACACAAGGGAATATAAAACTTATCCTCTACAGTACCAGAAAACCTACGCATAGCCCCACCCACAAAAAGCTAAAAAAATAGCTGATTAATTGCTGCCTCTGTAACACGAACCGGCCTACGTGCATCAACCAGCAAATTTAACGATCTGATGCGAGACTCAACAAGAAACTTCGGAGCACCGAAGAAAATTCGCATTTCATTTACTATTTCTGAATAAAGCAATTGGTTACAAGGTTGATTATCGAGATAGATAGGTCCATGCCCTCGATTTTTAAAATTCAACTCTTCTTGAAGATGAATAAAATACCCATTGAACATTTGACGAGGCATTAACAAACAACATGCAAAAAATCTTGCCTGCCATTCAATATCAGCAGACCCACCCACAGACACACGGGGCTTTAAAATAACATCAGTGTGCTGCTCATGACAAACCGCAGATTTCATATAGGAACCATGCCCCATCACAACATGACCTATCAAGCAGGCCAGCGCAAACCTTTGAACGCCTATGCTTTTCCCTAAGGTAAACACCGTCAACGTAAGATTAGAAAAATCAATGCTACCAATTTCCGTAGAAGGTGCTTCCGAATAGATCAACTTTAAACCAAGCTCCGGATCCAGCTTTTTAAAAACCTCATCAAGACATACTCGCTCATCCTTAAAACGCACACATTTATACGATGCATTTTCTATAAGCTCAGATTCCACAAAGGGGATAGCAATAGCCGGAGAAATTAATTTCTTTTTCTTTTTTTTGCTCTTACCTGCCTGCTTCTTCATGATCAATCCTTTCCAAGTCATGATTAACGGCTTATTGAGAGGGCGGCAACATCTACGAGCTCAAAATACGCCTAAACATCCCCCACTCCAAGTATGGATCGCCCCTACCACGCAAATGCGTGTACCTGCGCAATGAGTTCCAGTCCCGATGACCTGACACATTGGAAACTCTTGGTATATCCCAGTCCATCTCAAACAGACGACTGACTCCCTCATGACGCAGGTCATGAAAATGCAGGTCTTCGATTCCCAATATCGGACACGCTCGTGTAAAAGATGCGGACACCGATTTGGCATTGTACGGAAAAATCTCTCGTTCAACTTTCGGCATTGTGTGCAGAATCGCCCAAGCCTCATCCGGCAAATGACACCACACATCGTTACCGATCTTCTGTCCTGGATTTTTCATATCCCGCACCAATACCGACTGCCGAGCACAATCGAGATCTTCCCACCGTATCCGAGTGATCTCTTCCTGCCGACGCGTCGAGAAAAGCGCAAAGGCAATCATCTTCGGCATGTGAATAGAGTCCGGCCGGCGCTTCTGCATTTCAAAAAAATGCCCCATGAGCTTGTCCAGCTCATCGAGCGTGGGCCGGCGATTACGCTCTTTGCTCTTGCTCACCATGCCAAGCTTGCGTAAGACCTTGCGAGCATCAGGCATTGCATGAGGATCGACTTCATAGCCCCATGCCGGCCGTGCCACAGACAACACAGCGCCCAGGTGCGACAGATCATTACCAACCGTCTGCGCCTGCACACCGCCGCCTTCTTCGCTCATCCGCCACTGCGCGTACTCCACCAGCTTCTGGCTGTTCAGCGCTGCATCATCCAACTCACCCAGCCAGGTCTCCTTGATCGCGCTCAACGTCGCGCTCTTGGTCTTCCCCAGCGGCCGGATCCTCTCGTACTCATCCAGGTACTGCTCGATCATCTTCTTGATCGTCACCCCTTTCCGATTCGCCCGCTCAATAGCACCTGGCTGAGCCAGCTCGGTCTCGCGTCGCTTGATCCAGGCCTGGGCGACCTGCTTACGGTCGAAGGTTTGGCTTTCCTGATAAACTGTCTTGCCATCCCGATTGATCCGTATCTGCGCCGTGTAGGCTGTCGAGTTGTCCTTGCGCTTACGTGCTGTGATCGTGCCCAT